ATCGACTAAAGCTATGGACCACTTCAACAACTGTTTGTTCCACAGTACATATACACTGTGGTATAATATACATGGAGATGTCGCGGCGTCATGGACCCCTTAAAAAGGCTTCAAACAGATGATCAATTGGCGTCTCTGCTCACGTGTTGGGAGTTACTACGGACCAAGCATCGTGAGATACCAGCGCAAGCTGTAACGGTCCTTCTCTACGTTGCGTCACACAATCCTTGTCATAAGCAAGCGATAGAGGAAGACCTTAATCTCACTACTGCGTCTTGTTCAAGGATGATTGACACCATTAGTGATGGTAATGGCCGTTCTCGGGTTAAAACACCAGGGTTAGGTCTAGTCACTAAAAGCTCAGATCCTGGAAATGGACGCAGGATCATGTTGTGTCTCACTTCTGACGGTGAGGAACTTGTCCACCAAATCAAATCCATCCTTTATGGCTGAGATCGTTACCTGGCAACAGGCAGTTAACCATTGTTTTAATACCCGACCGAAATGGAAGGGATTAGAACTAAAACAACCTGGCATCAACACCAGACATTTCACTGAATACTATGGAGGTGACTCACCATGCAATGAAATTGACCGCAAGACTTTAAAAGGTTTTGTACCTTACTTACGTGATCAGTACGAGTACCAAGACTCTACTATCAATCGTAAGTTATCAGCAGTTTATACAGTTCTAGCTCATGCAGTAGATGAGGAAGAACTAAATATGAACTTACCACGTAGACCACACTTCAAAGAGAGTGAAGGTCGTCCTTACTACTTCAACAAAGCAGACATCGAAGCTATTTGTACACATACGAATAAGACAGGTTTACCTGAGCTTGTACGTTTTGCTGCATTAACTGGTGCTCGAAGGGGAGAGTGCATGAAGATAGCAGTACGTGATATCGATCTAGATAACAACCTTATTTATATCGGAGGTAGGCCAGAATTCAACACCAAGAATGGTGATTGGAGAACGGTACCTATCCACGATAAATTGTTACCTATGTTGGAATCACGCTGTGATGGTGTACCAAAGGATGTGACAATCTTTGGGGATCAATGGATCGGAGCACACTCAGTTCTCCACTACTTTAAGAAGGCTGTTAGAGATGCTGGTTTAGAGCCACACATGGTGTTTCACTGCCTTAGACATTCATTTGCAACCTGGGCGATTGAAGATGGAGTACCGGTGAGAGTGTTAATGGACCTGATGGGTCACAAGAAAATCGAAACCACACTTAGGTATGCAAAAGTCACAGATAATGCACGTAAAGAAGCCATCTCCAGTATAAATTTTTAGATCCGCCATCCAAACAGCACAATCTAATCGATTACACTAGGGTATAGGTCCGCTTATGCCCTTCCTTAATTCACAATCGACTGAGGTATTTACCCTGGCAACACCTGCTCAAATCGATGAACAAGTCAATTTCGAAAGAGATGCCATCAGACATGGACTGAAGCGTCTACGTGAGAACACAAGAGCCCTTGAGAACAAAACGTATGCGAGTGCAACTGTATATGGGTGCAGCAGTATTTCTACTTTGCTGCCTCTTGTTACCAAGCGTATTGAAGACACCAACACTAGAATTAAACAAGGATGTACTGGAAAGTCATTCAAAGAGATACAGCAGTATCTAGAACCCATTGATGCAGGAGCAGCAGCATCTATTGCTTTAAAGATTACTTTTGATAAAGTATTTAGCTATAAGGATAAGGCTAACAAACTTGTCACTGTATGCGAAGCAATTGGCACTGCTATAGAACAAGAAGCACAAATGCAGTTCTATGAGAAGAACTGTCCAGGGTTATTGAATGTACTTAAGAAGAACTACTGGCACAACACCACAGGTACGCACCAGAAGTTTGTAGTAATCCGTACTCTTATTCAACGATATGATGTACCGCAGTGGACAAAATGGTTTGCACCTGACAGAGTAAAGCTTGGAGCTTGGTTGCTTGATTGCATTATGGAGTCAAGTGGTTGGTTCATGAAGGAAACTAAACAGCAAGGAAAAAAGAAGGAAAACCTTGTAGTACCAACACCTGAGTTTATGTCTATAAAGGATGAAATAATGGCTAACGCTGAATTATTTGCTCCGATTGCATATCCGATGTTGATTGAACCTAATGATTGGTCAGAATCAAGACAAGGAGGGTATCTTTTAAATGAGGTAATGCGAGGCCACGACATGGTTCGGCGTGGTGCGTCATCTATACAGGGAGAAACCCCTTACCAATTTCTGAATAAAATACAGAAGGTTGGGTATCGAATCAATCCATTCACAATAGACGTTGCTAAAACGTTGATGGATAGAGGGATATCCATTGGTAAGTTTGTCCCTATCGTGGAGGTACCACTTCCACCAAAACCTGTAGATATTGCAGAGAACAAAGAATCTCGGCAAGACTATAGGAGAAGAGCTGCAGAGTCTATGAATCTCAATGCAGCATCATTCAAAAAGTCATGTAGAACACGCATGACAATGGAAGCAGCAAGGTTATTTGAAGGTAGAGAACAATTCTTTTTACCTTGGAGCTTTGATTATAGAGGTAGGGTATATCCTATCCCTGCTTTTTTAACGCCACAAGATACTGACTTTGGTAAATCATTACTAAAATTCAGTGAAGAGGCGTTTATGACACCAGATGCAGAGGAATGGCTAGCTTTTCAAGTAGCAACCACTTATGGTCTAGATAAAGAACCTATCCACGAACGTATGAAGTGGGTAGCAGAGAACGATGAGGTGATTACTGCTGTCGCACTAGACCCTATTGGAAATCTTTCTTTATGGAGAGATGCCGAAGATCCTTGGCAATTCCTTGCTGCATGTGATGAATATTACCACTGTATTATTAACTGTGATCGAAATTACACTTCTCTGCCAATTGCAACTGATGCCACCTGCAGTGGTTTACAGATACTCGCCGGATTATGCAGAGACGCAAGAACTGCAAGTCTTGTCAATGTCTTGCCAGGGGAACGACCCGCCGATGCATATGCCGTGGTCGCCGAGCACGCTAAACCAAACGTCCCTATAAGTATTCAACCTTACATGGATAGGCGTACAGTTAAACGTGTAGTTATGACAGTTCCATATAATGCCAAACCCCATTCAAACAGGGGTTACATCAGAGATGCTCTGAAAGAAAAAGGTATTGAGATTGAAAAGGATGATCTAACTGCAACAGTTAAAGCTGTACGTAATGCAATGGATGAGGTAGTACCTGGTCCTATGGCTGCAATGAAATGGATTGAGTCAGAAGTTGGCAAAGCTATTAAGCGAGGAGCAACTGAACTTAAATGGATAACACCATCAGGTTTTATCGTTACTCAAAAGTTAAACAAGAAATTGTTTGAACGGGTAACACTACAACTACTTGGTCGTGTCCAGATTCGTATTGCTACTGATGATAGTGACAAGGTTGATCTTTTGCACCATAAAAATGCAACTGCACCCAACTTAATCCATTCGTTAGACGCAAGTCTTCTCCATCTTTCTGCACTTAAATTCGATGCTCCACTAGCACTGATACATGATTCAGTGTTATGTAGAGCGACCGACATGACAAACCTGTCCACTGTCGTACGAGAAACATACATGTACTTGTTTGCTGAGCATGACTATTTGACGTCATGGGGTGAGCAGATAGGTGCTGAAACTAAACCTCCGATTATTGGTGATCTCTGCCCCGAATCAGTAATTGAATCAACTTACTTTTTCTGTTAGTGAGACTGTATATCTACAGATCAGGAGAGAATTGTGTAACTCATGATGGTTACATACAAATAGGCTTTCACAATCATACTCTTGAGGAACACATAAAAATGTGTCCAACAATTGATTGGCTTGAGACCTATTGGATACCTGATATCTTCGCTAACAGATATAAACGATCTTCGATGCAAGCACATATGCGTGTATCTGGAGAGAAATCTACCCTTGAAACTAACTAATGGCCCGCAACACATTTACAACTAAAGAGCCCGTTATCCTTGAAGGTTATCAGGCTGTATTGAAACCAAGTAAATTTGGTTACTCACTATCAACAGTGATTGATCAAGAATTGGTTGATCAACTAGAAGATGACCGCACCGAATCACTTAAATGGTGTGAGTCTAAATTGAAGAATCCAAAACGCAGTGTACTTAAGCCTGAGCCTTGGGAAGAAGTGACCGAAGGACAGTATAAAGTTAAATACAGTTGGAATGAAGAGAACAGGCCACCTATTGTAGACACTGAAGGTGTGCCAGTCACAGATGAGAATACACCATTGTATTCTGGATCAAAGGTCAAGGTAGCTTTCTATCAAAAACCATACATCCTAAAAGATGGTGTCACCTATGGTACATCATTGAAGTGTCTTGGAGTACAGATTGTTTCAGTCAACGGTCAGGCTGGTGTTGATACCGGTGACATGGATGTAGAAGATGTAGCAGCTTTGTTTGGAACAATGAAAGGTTTTAAAGCAAGTGAGCCCAATATCACACCTAGCGCACCAAGCTCCGTTAATGAGGATGATGATTTCTAATGGCATTTCGATCAGGCCTTGAAGAAAAGGTTGCTGATCTAATGGTTGAGTTGGGAGTGAAGTATGAGTATGAATCGACTAAGGTTCCTTATCAAATCATGCACTCATATACACCTGACTTTCTTTTACCGAATGGGATTTTTCTAGAAACAAAAGGATATTGGGATGCAGAAGACCGACGGAAGATCAAGGCAGTGAAGCAACAGCATCCTGAGCTTGATATTCGTATGGTCTTTCAAACTCCATACAACAAGATCAGTAAGAAATCAAAAACAACATATGCACAATGGTGCGATCGACATAACATTCCATGGACAAGCTATGCAAACATTCCAATCGAATGGTTCGTTTGAGCGGCATGAACCTTGTAATGAATGTGGTTCATCTGATGGTGTAGCAGTTTATTCCGATGGAAATCGTTATTGCTTTGTATGTCATCACTTCGAAAGGGGTGATGGCTCTTATTCACAATCGACAAAAACT